AGTGCAATAATACCTATAACTGGTATAATATCTATAGTAGCTGCGGCTATATCTGCTAAAATGATAGCTGAGATATACGCTAAATTTAAAAAATTAGGTATAGATATTAGCGATGCAAGAGCTAAAGAAAATGATTAAATAACAAATATGTAGCAATGTAATAAGGAGGACATATTTTAAATCCACCTGATTTACCAGAGATTCATGGTAAACGAAAAACGATTAAATATTTAGAATTAAATTTTCCATCTAGTTGGGAAAAGCTTGACATTATACCTTTATCATGTTTTCATATAGGATCTACTTATTTCAATGAAAAGAAACTTAGAGGATGGGTTAAATGGATTGCGGAGAAACCTACAAGAAGGGCTTGGCTATTAGGAGATATTTTTGATGCTATTTTAGCAGGTAGTCCAGGAAATATGCATGAACAAACTATGACTTTAAAAGATGCTAAGTTATTGGCTGAAGATATATTAAAGCCTATAGTTGAACAAATAGATCTAGTAATAACAGGAAATCACGATGATCGTGTGTTTAATTTAACCTCTGATGAGATTATTTTTGACTTATGTAAGTGGTTAGGAATTGAAGATAAATATCACTTTGGTGATTATACCGGTGTTATAAGATTTGGTAAAAATCGAGGAAAGAAGAATAAACCATTAGTATATACATTTTATTGCTCACATGGAACTGGTGGTGCAGCAACTCCTGGTGGTAAAATGAATAAATTATTGAAATTGGGGGAAGTTGTGGAAGATTGCGATCTTTACGTGATGGCGCACGTTCACGATATTTTGGTAGCTAAGTTAGAACCGTTTCGTGTTGATAGTCGTAATGGGCAGTTAAAAACAGTTAAGCAGACGTTTGTAACTTCATCTAGTTGGCTCGATTATGGGGGATATGCCTTAACTAAAAAGTATAGACCTGGTAAGACGGGTTCACCAAGGATAAGATTGTATGGTAATAAGAAAGATTGTCATGTTTCGATTTGATATAAGGGGGCTAAAGGTAGCGTCCGATAGTATCTTAAATTAGATGCAATGTCGGAAACACCAGTTCAATTCTGGTAGCCTCCATCAAATTTATAGCCTCGATAATGTTTGATGTGTAAAGTGTATCTTAGTAGGATATACTTGTTACATTTTATGTAACAAATTCGATGTGAGTGTAGCATAATTGGTAATGCACTTGACTGTGAATCAAGACTGATAGGGTTCGATGCCCTCACTCACCCCAACAAACTTATTATTTTCCTCTATCTTTATTATAATATTTTATCTTTTCAGTTAATTCCATTTTATTTACTTCAATCTTTTGTTCATTAATAGTGAACATTATCACTTATCAATCATCTCTCCCCACTTAAAGCCATAACTAATATCAACTTTAAACGGTATCTTTGGATGCAACCAATCTATTGGAACTTGTTCCATAGTTTCTTTAACTAATGCTCTGATTTTATTAACTTTTTCTTTATTATTTGGTGCCTCAACTAAAATAGCGTCATGTATAAGATTAACAGAAAATGCATCTAATTTCAATAGAGGGTTCTCTAATTCTATAGCTGATACTAAGTTTAAATCTGAGCCTGTACTTTGAATTTTAAAATTTCTGCTTTCATTCTTTAAGCCTTGATCATTTGCTATAACTCCATATCTTCTGTAACGACCAAAAGGAGTAACAAAAGGAGTACCAGTAAGTAACTGAGTCTCGCAATCATCTAAGTATTGTTTAGCTTTTGGTGCACGTTCAAACCATTTATCTATCATCATTTGTGCTTCTCGTAAAGATATATTTAATTGTTGCGCAATGCTAAAAGCAGTAATACCATAAATAATTCCGAAGTTTACAGGTTTAACATTAGTACGATCTTCCTTTGTAAAATTAGTACCGTAAATTTCACTGGCCATAGCACTATGAATATCCTTGCCTTGTCTAAAAGTTTCAAGTAGAAAATCGTCATCACTAAAGTGGGCAAGCAGCCTTAATTCTAACTGACTATAATCAGCTTCAATTAATAACCGTCCTTCAGGAGCACCAAATATAGATTTAACTATTGGATTTCTTGGAATAGTCTGCACATTAGGTTTGCTACTAGATAATCTACCTGTAACAGTAGTCTGCAAACTGAACGAACTCCTTAAGCGATTATCAGGATCTACTCGTTTCTCAATTCCTTTAACATACGTACTCATTAATTTAGCAAGTTCTTTATATTTAAGTAAGTAAGTAAATCCATAGTGCCTATCTTCAATATCAGCAATAATATCTTTATCTGTGCATCTCTTGTTTTTCTTGTGTATCTTTGGTATAATTTTTAGTTGATCATAAATTATAAAAGCTAACTGTTGAGAACTATTAGGATTAAGTTCAACTGGTGCTGACTTTGCATCTGTTTGTACTAAGTAACCTTCCCTATTCCAAATAGCACCAAAAGAATCAATGACTTGTCCTTTCAAAATATCAAGTTCAATCTGTAGTTTTTTATGATATTGAGCTAAGTATTCTTGCCTAACATAAAAACCTTTTTGCGACATTCTGCGTAAGAAGTTAATACCAGGTATTAACACTTTATAATACAATTTCTTAAGATTAGGGTCAGCTTCTATCTGTGGAAGAAACAAATCACTTAACTGATAAGTATGATCAGCATCCATGGCAACTAATAAATTACGCTGATCTTCAGATAGTTCAGCCATTTTTGATTTATCCACATCAAATCCATAATCTTTTGCTCCCAGAAAAAGTCTTGATAAAGAATCTAAATCATGACCACGTTCATTTTCGTTGAGGACATAGTGCTGTAATAAGGTATCATGTTGTCCTTCTATTTCTATACCATGTTCAGAAAGAACTGCGGTATCAAATTGCATCCTTTGGTAAATGGTTTTACAATTTGATAGAATTTCTTTAATGTATGGCAACATATCAGATTGGAACACTACGACTTTGTTCTTAGCATATTCTAATCCCACAACTAAAATTTGAGCTTTCTTGGGGTCTAAACTGGTAGTTTCAATATCACAGCTAATAGTACCATGAAGTAAAGGCAGTAAGGAATCAATATTTTCTTTAGTTGCAACTTGATAGGTGGTTATGCCAGGATCCTTTTTATGTGTAGGATTATCTAATAATTGTTTTGCATAGATAAAACCATTTAAAAATGTTTTGTAATTACCTATAGCATTTAATACTGCTGTCGGATGATAGATGGGAATAATGAGACTATCACCAAAAGGTATAGGAGTTGAATGGGCGGAGCCTATTTTTAATTTATAGTTATTTGTTAAAGTATGTAAAGCAATGTTACCAAATGCTAGAATGATCTTAGGTTTGACTATAGCAAGTTCAGCTAAAACTCTTGATCTGCAATGTGCAATATGTGCACGTTGGATATTTGTATCTTCAGGTATCATACATAATAATGAATTAGTTATATATGGTGTATCAGTGAAGCCCGCTTTTGCTAAAGTTTCTTTAAGTAATTGCCCTGATGGACCTACAAATGGTGTCTTAGCGACCAGCTCCTGATTATTAGTACTTCCACCTACTATAGCGAGGTTGCTACTAAAAGGTTCAGTAGGTGGTATTTGTGGGTATATGTTTAGTTCACATTTTTTGCATTGGGCTAACAAGAAACCAACCCCTCTTCTGAAACTTCATAACTTGCATCATATTTTGTATTATCCCCTTTAGGGTAATTTAATCGCTTTAATTTATAATGCTTATGCATATTTTTAACTTCTGTTTTATTCCCTAAAAAATAAAAATATCTATATGTAGGTTGTAGTAAAATTTTTTCTACTATCTTACCTTTCTTATCTATACCACGTCTTATATCAAAAGATGATCCATCTTCAAAAATATACCTATGTTTAGGAGAACTAGTACCTGAATATATCCAATTAGTTGCTTGATAAATATAACCATGATGACCCTGATTAGGATCTGCATAACTTACTATGCAACATGGCTTAGGTAATAACTTTAAAGATGATGAAACAAAATAACTTAAAGTATTTTTTGGCAATTTATCATTTACAACTAATCTATTTAATTCTAATGTAGTTACTTCGTAGTTTATAAATACACATTTACCTTTATTAAAATTATAATTAGGGGGATATCCAAAAGTACAAATACCTTCTAACCTCCTGGTATTATTACTAAAAAGACCAAAAGCATATGATATAGAAGGTCTCCTATGGGCATAATGTTTCTTAAGTATCCAAGGATATGCTCTCTTAGATGGTATTGATTTTACATGGTACTCCATAAATTCCTCTTTTCTCTTAAAAAACAATCAGGGCAGTCACCCACCCTGACTATCCTATAAAACTAAGTAGTCGATCATAGTTAATTATAATTTATATACACTACATACTATAATTACTTCTATATTTTCTGTATTTAAGAATATTTTCAGGAGGTATCCCCTTTCTTTACTACTTAGTTACATAAACTTTTCAACGCCACCTATTGGTATAATATCTTTAATATTAGTAGGTACTTTAGTCTCTCCAGCTTTATTAGTATAAGCCTTACCTAAAACACAACTAATTATAGCTTCTGCACCAATAGCTATTCCTAAGTCGCAGAAATTCTTCTCGTCAAATCCTACAGTAGTATCCACACTATCTATTAGCGGATGATATTCTCCCTTTGCATCTGCTTTTTGAGTCCTAATAAGAAATTTATGCAGAAATATAGCTCCTCCCTCACCACTTCTTGGTGATAATGTTAGCCATACAAATCTACCTACTTGAGCCGGTCCTGTAATTCTCCATGTTACATTTATTTTTGGTTTATTTTTAGCTGTAAAACCAAACTCTGCTTTGTCTATCATTGCCTGATATCTACCCATTGGTACAGGAGTATTATCATATTCTGTTTTGGTATCTTTTAAAATTATTGCATCACTTTGATCAAGCGGTGCTGCTTCTCTGCTCATCACCTGTGGTGTTGGTACTGAAGCTGGGGCAGGTGCGGTTACACCTCCACTTTTCATTTGCTCTATAACTGCATCTGGATTATATGTTTCTGTCATTTTGTTCCTTTCTTGTTATTGTTTTTGTTATTGTTATTTGCTGTTTCTAATTCATAAATATCTTGGAATATAGGATCTATCAAGTAAGAATCCTTAAAGTTGACGAACCTACTCTTAGCTTGGAATGTATTACCAGGCTGTAACATAAGATACCTATGCGTCTCTTTGGTTTCTGCGTCAGTTTCAAGTGTATAATATCCTACATGATCCATGAATCCCTGAATCTCATTACCAAGTTTGCCCTGAATATTAGGAGCATAGAATCGTCTATTAAATTCATCCTTATCCCATTGTCTTGAACATACAAATATTACATGCATGGGTAAATCCCTGAACTTTCTTACCAATAGTAACATCATTTCCTGTCTACTATTCCACTCTGCATATTCTGGACGCTGTGGTATCTCATTCAATTTAGTAGTCTCTATATTAACTCCCATAAGTTTATACATACAATATCTTGCAACTTCTGATAATGAATCGATAATAACTGTGTTATATATACGTGGTGCTTTAATATCTTTAGCATTAATATTTCTAAAATGTGCCTCTGAAAGTTTAAGATTTTCCACATCATCATTATCCCTGAACAAACAGTGCGCTCTTAAGTATTCATACACATTAGAAAATGTATCATAATCTCTTACATTTATAGATGGTATATCTCCTCTACTGGCCAGTACTTTATTACCACCTTCAGCATCTATGTTTAGGACATTTGCCATGTCTGAAACATCTTGTGCAGTACCAGCTAGAGTAGTCTTTCCAGTTCCATATTCTCCATATATCTGTAGCTTAATATAACTACGCTCTTCCCCTGGGAATGTTATATTAAAAGCGGGTCCTGTGCTTGCTACAGGTTCAATTTTTTCTTCTACAACTTCATTCGTCACCTCCTCTTTGGTAACTAGAGCTACATCTTCGTTAGTATTTAACTCTGTGCCTATTGCTCCGTCTGGTTTTGTTTCTGTGGCTGGAGCCACTTTAGTTTCTTCTGCCATGTTTCATCCTCTCTTTTTTGTTGTTCATAATTATTATCTAATATAAATTGTGCATCCAATCCATCTTCTTCTGCTAAACAAACCGGTCTAAAGTCACAAAAATTAAAACATTCTCTGGTAGGATTTGGATATATTGATAAATTCTTATTCAACATATCCTTACCCTCAGCTAATATATGCCCATATTGTTTATGTTTTGCAGATTTATTTCTACGTACCAAATCGTAACGTATAAATGCGTCACTTAATTCCTCTTCTTGCATCCTAAAATGTTCTAAAGTTTCTAAGTTTTCAGGAGGTGTCTTTGCTAAACATCCGTATTTAAAATTTAAAGCTTCTAAGTACTTATTATAGTTGGTATTCTGTTTTTTGTCAATACTAACTGCACCTTCTGGACGTTTTAATAGTTTTGGTTCTTTAATTAATACTTTTTTAAGTTGGAGATATACCATTCCTTCAATAGGCTTACCATAATAAAGCTCAGCACCCCACGAATACGCAGAAATCTGTAAATCAGTTTCTAATTTATTAGTATCGAAACGTGCTACAGTCTTATAGTCCATAATCCATAATCTACCAAGTTCATCAGTTACAACACGATCAAATCTCATTGAATAGTAAATAGGATGTCCAAATTGCCTACTTAATGCTTTAAGTTCTAATATTACTTCTATCTCAACCTGTGGTTTACCATCTATCCAAAGTGTTTTAAATTTATTACGCTTTGGCAACCATTCATAAATATAGTGATTAAGCATACCAGGTATCATAGTAGCAGCAACCTCACAGTCCATAGTAAGTTGCTTAGGTTCAAAGCAATCATAATAAGCCTGAAACGCATCTATAGGATTACCAAATTTATTGTAGCCATGGAAGTCCTCTAATGCAAAATGTAGACCAGTACCCACCCAGAAATAATGACTAAACTTATCTTTCATTTGTAAGTTCTGCCGTAACGGAGATTGGTAATCCCATTTACGCCTGCATTGTTTAAATAAGTTGCGATCTGATGTATGTATTTGGTTATGCTCAGTCATTTAATCCCTCCCTAATATACTAACAATATCATCTAAGTCTGTTGAAATAGTTTTTAAAATATCCCAAATAGCTTTGTTCTGTTGTTTCATCCAGTCTACTTCCTGCCTTAAAGTTTCTATTCTTATGCTGTTATTTACTGTTTGACCGCTCATGGCATCACCTCTCCTAACGCAAAATCAACTGCTGTTTTTGCATGTATTATTGTTGAATCTAATATTGGTATACCATCAAAGTCATCAGGACTAAAGAACAGACCTATTTCAGTACACCCTAATATTATAGCTTCTACTCCTTGATCGTCAAGCTTTTGCATAATTTTTAAAAACTCTATCCTTGAAGTATGTGATACTATACTCTTACATAGTTCATTATAAATAACATGATTAACATATTGTATATCTGTTTCATCAGGAACTATAACCTCTGCATTAAGTCTACCCTTAAAATAATCCATCTCCATGGTATATTTAGTACCTATTAACCCAACTTTCCCAAAACCTTTAATTTTATCATTGATACAATCTGCTATGTGCAGTACTGGAATAGGACAATGACCTTCTAATCTTTCCACCATGCTATGTCCTGTAACAGAACAGATAACTATACAATCAGCATCTATAAACTGTAAATTAATAGCGGCTATTTCTATTATTTCTGCTGCCTTTATCCATCTACCTGCTTTCTGTAGTTTCTCTAATTCATAGAAATCCATACTAGACATTACAATATTAGCACTATGTAATTCACCAAGTTTATCACTTATCCCAGTATTAATCAACTGATAATATCTTAACGAGCTTTCCCAACTCATGCCACCTATTAATCCTATAGTTTTCATTTTATCCTCTCCTTTAAGTCATTAATTTCATTTATTATCTCATTAAGCTTAACTCTTAATGGAACTGCACCCTGATCGTCTAATTCACACATTAGTAAACCAGCAAAAGATGGATAAATATTAATTATAGATTCTATTGTTTTCATTTTATCTCCTTCAATTTCGATTTAAAAAATTTATATGGATTATCTAAATCATTAATATTAAAATTCTTTCTAAACCTCATTGGTAATAATTTCTTATCACTCTCATGGAATGTAATAGTACCATCAGCCCTGAACGAGAAATAAGTATTAGTCACTTCCTTAGGAGTAGTAAAATAAGTATCTGATTGTTTAACAGGCTTGTCTGGATATAGTGGATTAAAAAATTCTATATGTTTATAATTTAATGCCTTGAGTTTTGCTTCAGCTTCTTTCCATTCTTCCCTGGATATCATAGATTTTTTTAACCATTCTTTAGTCTTAATGTTAGTAGTATGCTGAAACGGTGTCCTGAACTGATGCATTATAGGTGAGTAACAGTCATTTATGATTTTTGCTATGAGCTCTAATTCACCTATATTTTGCTTTAAGATAACAGTTATAAATCTTAAATCAGGTGCGTTTGATGAACCTCTACATATAACACTTAAACGCTTTAAGTTATGTATAAGAATATCCAAGTTAGATCCCTTATGTAGTTCTTCATAAATCTCAGGTCTAAAAGAACCTATAGAAACTGTAATAGCATCTAAATTAAACTTACTCATAGCTATTAATTCTTCATCTGTTAATGACCTAGATAAATTAGTAGTTATAAAAGTATATGCTCCGGTTCTCTTTGGTATCCTACTAAAGTATTCAATAAAATTTGGATGTATTGTAGGTTCAAAAGCACAGGACATAAAACCCCTATCAACTAATGATAGCAAGGATAGGGCTTTATTGAACGTATCGCTATCCATATAGACATGGTTCTTATGTTCACTCCAAGTATTGATACAGAATCTACACCGTAGATTACATGTGTTGTTTATGTCTAGTAGCATTGCTTGATATTTATTCATTTTTCTTCGCTCCGATCAGTAAGCCATCTTATTATAGATATCTTCCCAAGCCACCAATATTTTATACCTTCCATTAATGTAAGTGGTCTATCTTCAGCCCAAAGGTTTCCTTCTTCATCTAGCGGTAAATCTCTAAACATTCTATAACCTCTAAACATTACTGGAGATAAATACCATTTATTTTTCTTGTTATTCATTTAGCCTCCCAATAACCAATATTACCAGTAACTTTAACATTACCTAATTCTTTAATAAATTTTCTGACACCATCATGAGCTCCATTTTCTCTTGGTGCTGTGTCGTGGAATAGCACCTTACCGCAATGTTTAACCTTTTCAAAATCAGCTTTGACAGCTTCATAAGAATGATCACCATCTATAAAAGCGAAATCAAAGTTTATCATACCTAAAATTTCAATTAAATTATGTTCTGATAAAAGCTTAATAGCAGTAATATTTTTCTCTACTTCCAAATCTTCCCAAATCTTATACTTTTCTTTATATGCTACTATATCAAAAGTATATACCTGATTCGCAAACTGAGCTATCCAAGCAGCTGATAAACCCCTTTGAGTGCCAATCTCTACTGCTACATCAATTTTAATACCATTAAAAAAATCTCTAAACTCTTTATCATCTATAGCTATTGGTCTTGGTATTTTATTTTCATCTGCGTATTTTAGTATGTCTATCATTAAGCCTCCAATAGTTCAGGGTTTTCAAATTTGTTTCCTATTACTTCACCAGTACAATAATCTATATTGTTTCTATGAACAGTTTGACTTAAGTCCCAAAATCCTCCATCATTATCTTCCACTATCCAACAAAGACCTACATCACATTGACTTTGCCATTTAACAACACCAAAGTAATAGAATTGTTTGTTACCATTTAATTGATAACCATATAAATAACTTGTTCCTTTTAATATATCTCCACCATATATATCAGTACCTACTTTATCTTTTAATCCTGTGTACTGTCCTAATGTAATATTTTTTACAGGAATATTAGAGTTATCCCAACATATACGTTGTGAATATTCTTCATAATATACTGTTGAGGCTGGTTTATCCTGCGATAATCTTCCATACCTCATAACTCCATTTGCATCCATACCTCTAAATTTTAATATTTCCATCATACCTCCCAATAACCAAGATTATTATAAATAATATTTCCACCTATTTCTTTCAAAAATTCATAGTTATCTGGATATCTTTCTTCATTTACGTCATGGAATAATACTCTACCACATTTCTTTACCATAGTAAAGTCTTTTTCTATTTCTTCTGTTTCATGTCGAGCATCTATAAAAGCAAAGTTATAATTTATATCCCTTAACTGCTCTCTTATATCTTCTCTACCCTTTATTAAATAATAAATTATTTTATCATCAACATTTAGATTATCCCATATTAATTGTCTACATGGATAAGTCTTAATATCAAATGTGTAAACCTTATTAGCATGCTGTGCAATATATGCAGTACTAATACCATAAGCAGTGCCTATTTCTATAGCAGTATTAATTTTTAAATTTTTAAAAAACTCATCAGCATCTTTCAGATCTGGTATTGCGGAACCTCCTGCTACTTTATATTTTTTTGCCCAGTTATAGATATTTATCATACGTACCACTACCTACTTTCCAATATTTTCCTAATTCTAAATCATATTCTTTTGGGTTCCAAACTCCATGGCCTGAACCTGGATAATGTGTCAATTCCCCAAAGTAAACATAACTTTGTACTATATAGAAATCAACCCGTAAAAAATCAAAT